GTTAGCAGAGATGCTCCTTGTGGAACTGTCCAAGTTGTGTCAGCTGTAAATGTTTGGGTTTCTCTAGCCATTGGTTTTTAAATCTTATTAAGTTGTATATTTAAAACTTTTAGGTCGCAGAGATAGCAGATATGAGATTGTATGTTGTCGGACTCTCAATTTTAAATGTTCCTGTACCTGTGTTATCTGCTGCTTTATATTCCGTAACCGCTAAAGAAAGTGTTCCGTCAATGCTATCTCCAGGAGGAGGAGGACCACCATCAGTATAATCATCTTGCCAGGTAATAAGGAAACGTAATGTTGATGCTCCGCCTGATGAATTATCAGCGACTTCTAAATTTTTAGCTTCTATTTTAAAATAGTTTGATGAATAATAAGGTGTTGATCCTAATTGATAAATCGTTTGATACGCATTAGTTAGAGTATAAAAATTTTCAATTACAGGAATATTCGCACCAAATTCAACTGTGCCAACGCTGCTCAATAAGCTAGTCCAAGATGTGTTTTGTCCTGATGTTGTACCACCAGTTCTTTCACTAAAGAATCTTATCTTACCACCACTATTGAAGAAATATCTAGCATGATCTGCTGGAGAAACCACCGTTAAATCAAGTTTAGTATACCCAGAGAATACAACTTCTATTTCACATTGTGATTGTAATGTCCAGCTACCTGTTCTTGTTGTAGTTACTCCTGGATTAACTTCAGCTTCTCCAGGATCCATAGAAAATTTGTCAAGAACTGCCTGATCTATAATTGTTTCGTATTCACTAACTGGTTGGTCTGATCCGTATTCAATAACCTGTTTAGCTGTTACTAATTTAATCGCGTTAAACAATCCATCCTGATGAGTTTTAATATTTCTGATATCTTCTCTAAGAGCATCCCAATCTACTTTTCTTATGATCGTACCTGAACCAACTGATGGTGCTGTTACTGTTTGACCATACCCCGATTGACCAGAACCTGGACCTAAAATTTGTATTACTTTATTTCTTATATCAGCATAGTGAGTATAACTAATCTGTTGACCAACTCCTGCTGTAGATACTGTAGTTGTGGTTGTTATAGTGTTTGAAACCGGACTTGTATTTGCAGGGTTAGTAGCTACTACTCTGTAATAGTATGTAGTGGTGGGACTTAATCCGCCTATGACTTTGTAAAGATTAGTGGTTGAATATGTTATTGGTGCTGTGAATGCAGGATTACTATCAATTGATACTGTATATGAAGTAGCACCAGTTACTGCTCCCCAATTTGCTGTAAGTTCTACACCTTTAACATTTGTCGCTGATGTTGCGACTGGTGCTATCAGTGTTGGATATGATAGAGTTGTTAATCCTCTAATTTCAGAAAATAAACTGGTGTTTAAAGCATTTTTAGCTACTACTTTGTAGTAATACGGAGTAGCTGCTGATAATCCGGTGAATACATAGTTTAAAAAGTTTGTGTTGACAATGGTCACTGAAGATGAAAAACTTATATTTGGTGCTAAATGAACATCATAACTAGTTGCTCCAGCTACAGATGCCCAATTTGCTTTAAAACCAGTAATACCAACTTCACTTGCAGGTGCTGATACTGGAGCTGCTATTTGAGAAATTGCGTAATCATATAAATTAGCTGTGAAACTAAAAGCTGTAATTAATGTTATTAACGCATCAACGACTGTATTAATCTTTGGATCTACAGCAGATTTCTGTACTGTGGTCAAACTAGTATATGCAATATTAGACGTATAAGTTGATACGATAGATGCACGTTCGTCTATCGTATATACTGGTTTATATAACGCCGTTCCTTTGGCGCTAGTTCTTGTATAGATATTACCGCCAGATACAATAGTTGTAAAGTTTCCAAGGACTTCTGTTGCACCATCTTTAATCCAGGTACTAAATCCAAGATAGGTAGCATTATTAGCATTCCAATTGGTAACAAACGTGTCTAATGTAGATTCAATTGCAGCCTGTATATTGGTTATCTGTGTTGGGGATAGTATTCCAGATAAAGATGTATAGGTAACTGAATCTTTGATTGATTGTTTTTCTATAGGATCGATAGTGGCGGGTGAAAAATTAACACCATCCATCCACGCTATTAGTGTGTCATTTGTTGCTTCTGAATAAAGATTTGTGCTGTAGTTTACTAATTTGGTTACAGGATTTCCCATGTCTTATCCTTATAGAACCAATACTTCAATAATATTAGATTGGTTGTTATCTTCAAGTGCGATAGCAAAAACGTCATTCGAATTTACGTTTCCAACCATGGCTGCTCCATCATTTCCTGCAATTAATCTATCACCCTTTTTAACAGCGCCAACAATTTTGCAAGGTACACGACCTTTTAGAGCGATATAAGTACCGCCTTCTAACTCACTGTTCATCATGTATGCCGGATTAGCACTTACCACACCAATAGCACGTTGTCCCCATGAACTAGCTGTGACTTCTTTTTCGCCGCCAACTACAACTACTGTACCGATTTCATATTCTTGATCAGCTAGATATTTTTCTGCCAAGTCGGCGTATTGTGCTGAAGTAGCTGTACCTTGGAAGTATCTAGCATAGATATCACCTAAAGCATTTCTAGCTGCTATTGTATTTCCAGTATCTGATTCTGATGCTGATCTGTAAGAAGCACCAACTAGTAATTGATCTGCTTGATCTGCTGCACCTTTAAATTTAGTAGCATAGATCTCACCAGTTGCATCTCTAATTGGAATACTTGCTGTTGACCAAGGACCTGTTGTTGATGGTGTTAAGAATGCTAGTGTTGTTGCATTATCCGCAGTACCGATACAAGACCCTTGCACTGCACCAATCAGTGTTCCTCGTAATGTTGCTCCAGAATATCCAATCAATTTAGTAGTAGCATTAATAAGAACTGTAGTACCATCAGTGGCTAATAAATTACCAATGTGTGAACCGGTGCTATTACCTGTTAGATTACCAACTAGTGAATTTGCTGTAACTGTGGCCGAATATATATTTTTCCATCTTGATAATGATGTACCTAAATCATAGGCATTATCATCTCCCGGAGCAACACCATTTGGTCCAAATATCGCAACATCTCTTTCGTCTGTGGTATCAGTTACATTAATTCTAACTGTAATTTCATTACCTAATCTATTTTCAATGATAAGTTCATCACTGTTTTCAATCCAGATGCGGAAATCTGCTGCATCAGTAACTGTAGTACCTCCTAGTTCAAATCCATTGTCTAAAAATCTAACTTGATTTTCAAATACTCCACTTGTAGATCTTAGATACGTACTTGCAGGAAATCCACCTAATCTATCTGAGTCGCTGGCTGTACCCCAATGGCGATAATTATCGGTGCTAACTCCCGATGAATTTGTTTTAGCTAATGTAATACCTTTTTTGATTACTGTGAAATCTGCGATAGGATTTACAGAACTGTTTAGTGTAAATTCATCTTTACTAATAATAGCTACTACTTTACCGCCTGCTATAATCTTAACAATAGTATAATTATCGTTTGTGGTGTTTTTAACCACTTGAGTTTGTACAGCAGATTGTCCAAGATCTGGACTTGCTTCTGGACCAACTAGAACATATTCTGTTCCTGTGTAAGCATAAAGTTGTTTAGCAGAACTGTCCCACCAAAATTCACCGATCTGTAATCCAGTAGGTGCCGAAGTTGAAACTTCTGCTCCGCCTGCTAATCTAAATTTAGCACCATCATAAAATTTTAATTTTTTAGTAGCACTGTCATACCAAATTTGACCAATAACAACTTTTGGTGGAGGAGTTGTATTAGAGAAATTTTCCATTAAATGTACAAAATTTTCATTTTGTACTTCACCGTATCCTGCATAGTTTTTACCTACAAGACGTAGATCGGTGGTTGTATCAATGGTTCCGTCTTCTACTGAAGTTAAAAACGTTCCGTTAAACTTGTCTACTTGATATGCCATTTCTGCTAGATCCTAAAATATAATGTTATTTATCGCATAACTTATTCGTTACATTCTGCCCACAGCCACTTCAATGATTCCTTCGCCTGCTGTGTCTTTACTTTCTAATGCTTTACCTATAATTGTACCAATTTTTGGATTTAGTGTTGAAATAGCATATCCTGGTGTATTAGAAGTAGTTAATAACCCACCTTTTCTTATCATACCTAAAACTTTTACAGGTACTCTACCCTGTAATGCTACACAAGCTCTAGTACCTTTTAGATCGCTATTCATAACATAAGCTGGATTAGTTGTTACCACTCCTGCTACACGTTGATCTTCAAATGTTGTTGTTGTAGTTACCTCTGCATCACCGCCAAAAATTAAAACCGTTCCTTCTTCATATTCTTGATCAGAAGTATAATATTCTGCTAAGTCGGCGTATTGTGCCGCTGTAGCAACACCAACAAAGTAGTTGGCACTTAAATTACCGCTAGCATCTCTTAAAGCTAAAGTATTTGCTGTTGGTGTTATTGCAGTGTCTAACCAAGATAGTGTTCCTGATCCTGTTGCTTTAATAACCTGTCCTGGTGTTCCTGGTGCTAATAACGCTGTTGTACTCGATGCAGATTGATAAGGAACAGATCCAGGACTACCGCCTGCTATATTAGTTGATGTAACTGATGCTGTTGCAGTATCTGCTAATCCTCTAAATCTATTAGCATAAACATTATCAAACTTGTATCCTGTAATACCTAAATTCGTTAGATTGTCACCGACTATTGCTGGTGCTAAAGGACCTCCCCATGCTACTGATGTTGCTGAATCTATAAAACTAACGTCAGGTCCGGAAGCCCCCATGTCAAAATTTAAAGATCCTGTTGATGATCTTAAGGTAGGACGACCTGTTTCAACCAACAACCTTAATTGTCCACCACCGCCAATAATTGCCCCAGCATCTGCAATTTCTAAGCTGTTTAAGACTCCAACTGTTTTTAGATTAGAATTTAGAACTGTGTTTTTAATAGCAGTTCCTGTTAATGTTTCTGCAGAAGCAGGAACTGTAACATTTATCGATCCATCAAATGCAACACCGTTAATAGTTCTTGCTGTTGCCAATCTAGTTGCTGTTGAAGCGTTTCCACTTAATACTGGTCCAACAAATTGATTAGCGGTTACAATATTAAATGAACTTGTTCCTGAAGCCGCGGTAACGTTACCAATAACATCACCTGTTAGGTCTGCTGTAATCATACCAGCTGAAAAACCACCAGCTGTATTTCTTGCCACTATCTTTCCAGAAAGATTAGCTGATGATGCATCAATATCCCATGTGGTCGATGTTGATCCATTAAAATTACTGCCTAATATATAATCTCCGCCGACCAAAGAATTTGATGTAGCCGCAGTGATTGATATATCTGCTGTTCCATCAAAATTAACACCATTAATTTTTCTTGCGACTTCTAATCTTTGTGCTCGATCTGCTATACCTTGTAAATTACCTCTAACACCGGTTAGAGAATTTAATGTAATCCCAGCACTCAAGTCTGTGAATCCTGCAACAGGAGTACCTGGATTAATTGTAAAAGGAATTGCCGAACCGATAGCTATAACAATATCATTAACTGTGAATAATATTACTGGTCTTGCTGTATTAGAAGTGTCTAATAGTGTTGTTGATCGAGATCTGGTTGTCCCGAATCCCGGAGCACTTTCTGGACCAATGAATCTCCAAGAAGCTCCGTCCCATACATTAAGAACGTTGTCTGTCGATCTTAACCACAATCTTCCTTGTGCAGGAGATTCTGGAGGTGTTGCTGACAATGTTGCTGATCCGACAACTACCCAATTAGCACCATCATAGACATGTAATAGATCGTTTGAAGTGTTAAACCAAGATTGACCTTCGATTGGCCTAGAAGGCGGAGCATCATTAGCAAAATTTTCTAATAAGAATACAAAATTTTCATTTTGTGTTTCACCATATCCAACATAATTTCTACCTACCAGCCCGAGACTAGTGGAGGTATCAATAGTACCATCTTCAAGTACTACTAATTGTGTTCCGTTAAATTTATTAATTATGTAAGACATCTAAAACGCTCCTGGTTCTTTATGGTAATGGTATAGCTGGACCGTCATCAGCCCATACTCCACTAAGTATTACAAAACTTCTAATCTCTCTCGACGTAGTAACACCTGGAGATGGCACTGTTACAGATCCTACAGATATTGCTGTCACTGCTGGGGCCGAACCGCCGCCTGTTACATCAAAAGGTCCACCTAATGTATATCCCGATCCTGGAGTAAACGTTGGTCCGAGGTTAATTGACGTTGAAGCTATGTTTAGTACAGTACATAGTATTTTAGCTCGAGTACCTTCTCTGTGGTCTGCTGGTGGTACTAAATTATTTAAGATCTGATTACGGATATATGTGTTATTTTTACCGTCTGTTAAATCCATGCTGAATACAATGGTATTTGATTCAATAGCATAATTAACATATCCCACACTGGCTGCATCAGTAACTGCTGAATAAGCTATGTAGGCATCACCTTCACCGTTTGGTAACCCTGTAATCTTTTTACTCGATACATTAACTACTCCGGTTCCGTTTGGAGCTAACACCAAATTCATGTTTGTCTGTGCTGTTGAAATAATATTATCGGTTATATTGATCTTTGGAGTGAGTGCGTCAGGTCCGACTTCAAGTTGAACCAAGACACCAAATGAGTTTACTCCTGGAATATTTGAAATTCCCAATCCCAATGACGAACCGTTAAGAACTTCAACTCCATCAATGTAAAATGCTTTACCTGTGGCCAGATTAATATGGTCTGAACTATTCCATGCACCTGTATCACCGGCTCCTGTTAAATCAGGTAATCCACTTCCTGGAACAGCAGGTACATCAGTATCGGCATACATGAAAATGTGTTTGGTTGCACCTTCTAAGATAATGCCACCCTCTCTAGCAGCAACATCTGTATTATTACCGCTGGCCAATACTATATTTTTATCAACAACTTCTAATACTGTAGAATTAACTGTAGTGGTCGTACCACTGACTGTTAAATTGCCACCAACTGTTAGATTTCCGCCAATATTAACCTGACTTGATGCATAATCCTCATATAGACCAATTTCACGTGTGGTCGATTTAATTTCAATGGCTAATTCTTGATTGGTGTCTTTACGTACACTAACGTTAAAATCTCTACCTGTTGCTGTATTTTGTAATAAAATATTTCCAGTTTCTACTCTAAATTTAGCTTGACCTCCTGACCCAACTTCAAGTCCAGTGTTTGAAAGGATCGCCAAGGTACCAGCAATTGATTCTGTACCAGCAGAATTATTATTCAATACATAAGTTGACGCTGCTAATCCACCTAATTTTTCTGAATTAGTGCAGGTCACAGCAAATTTTAATCCTGCAAGATTCCCAGCATTGAATCCCGGAATAATGCTTCCTGTGAATCCTTCGATCGCTGTTTTAGGTGTAAAAGTATCTTTGGCAAATATACCTAATAAGATTCCGTTGTTGTATAATCCTGTAATAACACGTGTTTGATTTAGAGTGTCTAGTAAACTAATAACTTTTAACCCACTAAGTCCTTGACTAGCAGCATATGAAGGTCCTAATAAAATAGGAGCATCGCCATCGAAGAAAAATAATTGTTCGTCAACGTTATTAAACCAAAGGTCACCAACTCCTAATGTTGTTGGCTGTGTTCCTGAAATTGTTGCTGAACTTACAGGAATAAATTCGCTACCGCTATAAACTTTTAATTTTAATTCACTAGAGTCAAACCAAATTTGTCCTTTGATAGGATGTGTCGGTTGTGTTGTGTTAGCAAAGTTTTCTAATAGTTTGACAAAGTTTTCATTTAATGATTCACCAAACCCACTATAATTTTTTCCAATAAGTGTTATATCAGTAGATAAAGTATCTACCTGACCGTCTGCCACTGTTGCTACAACTGTTCCGTCTGTTTTATTAATTTGATATGACATGTTTTTTACCTAATTAAAATACTGGTGGACCAGATCTAATAATATAATTAATTGTTAGATATGGATTCATAATACCAATTGCTGTTCCTAAAGAAGATGTTGTATCTATAGCTCCTGTGGTATTTGATATATTTGTTCCGCTAGTACCACTGATCTGCACCGCAGACGGTGTAGTACCTAATTGTGAATATTGACCAGTACCTACTTTTAATGTATTGTATTGAGTAGACCCAACTCCTAATGAGTGTTGATGATCTGGGATATTTGATAATTGTAATGAAACATTACTAGCGCCAGCACCTTCACCTAAAATGTCAGCTTTAGTATCTGGTACTCGATCAACGTTACCTCCACCAGCATCAACATATCCTCCAACACTATTAGGAACAGTTCCTAAATTATCCATATTGTCTTTACCAAGAGGGAAACGACCTCTCAAATCTGGTAGACGGAAAGTTCCAATACCATTGAAGTTTGTTGTGAATACTGATCCTGTGCCAGACGGTGGCACTGCGATACAGACAAAAGTTTCGTTAACCGCATTAACTACCGGTGCACTTGTGGTTGGATCGAGGCCATATAATGAAAAATCTATAGTTCCTAATTCTTCAATTACATAGGTTTGACCTACAACTATGTCTATACCTAAAAATCTTGTTTTGCTGTATGTGAATCCAACAATATCCCATAATCTAGGAAATTTAACTCTTTCAACTTCTGATCCATCACATAATAGATAACCAGCTGGTGCAGTTGATCCTGCAAATGGAATAATAGCACCTATCGGAACTCCTAGGTCACCTACAAATGTATCTCTAGTTTGTTTTAATAAACCTAAACTAGCAGTAGCGGCTTCACTAGCTCTGTATGTCAACACATAGTCAGACGCCGTAGAAACATTTGGAAATGGTTCATTCTTACCTGATATAATATTTGCTGTCAATGAAGTATTAAAAATCTTTGTATAACTACCTGTCTGACCATCAAATGCTACCGCAGGACTAATAACGTCGCCAGCTAGTTGGAATGTTGTTACATTCTTCAAACTGGTTGCAGTATTAGCATTTCCTCCGATATTACCTGTAAGAACACCTTGTATTTCGTCTGCTATAACTGTTTTAGCACGAACAGTTTTCCAGCGTTTGGTCGATGTACCATTATCATATGTGTCGTTAGTTTTAGGTTGTATTTCGTTAGTTTGGGTAACTCCTGTAACATCTAATCCACTTCCTATTAATAGGTTTTTCTTGATCGATGCTCCGCCATTAATTCTAACACTACCATTGCTAAGATTTGTACTTTCTGTTGTACCTAATACAATTAAAGAATCCGATGCTGCTATTGAGCCGGTAACCTGTAATTCATAATCTGGTGCTGCTGTGTTAATACCAACTTTATCATTGATCACACGCAATGTGGTACTTGGTACTCCATTTCTGTTTACCTGTAGATCAATACTGCTACCACTCGCTGAATTGTAAATTTTTGCTGCGGTTGTTGAGGATGACAAAAGAAATGTACCATCACTACCTAAGGTAATACCACTATTGCTTCTGATATTAATAGGGAATTCTGTAGTATTGATCGTGTCTGTTCTCAAGAACTTACCAGAGGCAACTGGAACCCCTGAAATATTAAGAGCATCTGCTGATTCTGCAATACCGACTAATTTTGGAAGATACCCACCTTCAAATTGTGCAATCTCTGTTGAAGTAGCAGGAACGTTTACATTCAGCCCCGATTTAATATATGTAAATCCTGAAATGCTGATTTTAGGAGTAAAGCTGTCTTTACTGAATACAATAACCGGAACGTCCTTGAGATAGAATATCAAAACATATCTGTCATTGTTATCGCTGTCAACAATTTTTTCAACTGACGGTCCATAACGTAGACCATCTATAGAACTTTCACTGGGACCTACTAAAATCCAACGTGTTCCTGTAAAAATACGTAATTGTTGATTGGTAGTATCGATCCATAGTTCTCCAACTTTCGCTGTAGTTACACTTGGTTCTGAAGGACCTTTTTGTATTCCTGATGCTGCTTTCCAACTTACATTATCCCAGATCTGTAATACACCATTGGTGCTGTCATACCATAACTGACCTTCTACTGGATTTACTGGTTCTGTTGAACTGGCAAAATTCTCTAGCAGATGTAAAAAGTTTTCTGCAATGATTTGACCGTAACCTGTTACGTTACGTCCAGGAAATATCAATGAAGTATCAGTACTAGATGTATTATCAAACACCGTTATCGGTGATTTATTATTCTTATCTGTAAACTCTACATTATATGGCATCTATTATACCTCTGTGAAACCAGTTAAACTTTGTATACGTATTGTGTAATCAATCTGTAAAAGTCTGTTTAAAGATTTTTGTACTGGGTGGAAAATAACATGAGTCAATAATTTTCCATCACCGTTTGGATTGTAACTACGTAATCCAAGCTCGTCAAATACAAATGTTCCACTTAAATCAACGCTGTTATCGAATGCTTCTTGTTCTAATGGTTCACCGTAGTCAATTAAACAACTAACTAAAATATCACTGTAAGTAGCTCCGCTGATATGTCGGATTTCCATCTTGTTTCTAATAGGATCTATGTTGTTTATACTGTTTTGATCAACTACTTTTTTGTAGGTTTGATTATATAAACTAGAATTAGCACCCACTGTATTAGGTGTTAGATAGGTAATAAGTCCTGTAGGATCTACTACACTTCCGCTGTTGCCAAATACCATTTCATATATCGTACCTTGACCTTGATTTGACAGAGCATTTACCATGGCAACTGACATGTTTTCATAATGTATCGCATTACGCTTGTTTACAAAAACTTCGTTGGTTTCTGGGTCAAAAATCTTAATGTGTCCTTCGAAATGGAATCCTCCAGTTTCGTTAGGACGAGCTTCTACTTGTTGATTTTTATTTTCTGGCATGTTAGTCTCTTTTGGTTCCATAGTGTATTTATTCGGGTAATTTAGTTGTCCTTTCAGCTATGAATTTAGCAATAGCTGACCTATTATCAAACAGTGTTACGCCGGATGTAGCGGTTGTATTACCGCGATCATACCAAGATTTTCCTGTTCTTTTAATGATAGAAATCCTTGTTCCAGCAGGTACTACTGAACTTAATCTTATATAAGCAGTGGTTCCGTCTACTGAAAATTCTGCTTCTACTTGCTTATCAGCACTAGGACTACTTGATCCTAATGTTTCGTCATATATTGTTATAGGGTCTTTTCTTAGTCTAGTACCGCCTGCAAATACTTCGATCTGGTCGCAAGGTCCGTATGTTGCTGGTATTGAATTTCTATACCAAGTAGATCGTCTAGTTGATTTTGCAGGAACAAATCCTATCGGTCCTATTAGTAGTGTACTACCGTCACTGACAAAATCAACACGTTCTTGATCTTCAGCATAAGGTATAGATTGTGTAATACTTACATCAACAATATTAGTACCTGTTTGATGTAATTCTGCAATAGCTGTACCGTATGTACCTCTTCTAAGTTGAGAAAGCACATTACCAGTCTTAACTAGATATTCAATCCTTTCACCGTTAATTTCAATAATGCCTGGAACATTTCTGCTTGTTATTGGATCTGCTAATAAACTCGCATCGCTTACTGTCATTGTGGTATCGTAGTAAGCAAGATCTTTAGCTAATGTAACTTCTCCTAACGCATATCTCTTAAATTGATATACATTTAACATATCCTTGTGTATTTCGTAAGCACTTGGCAATTTCCATATACCCGTACCAAATACTACTGCTTTGATTATGTCTGCATCTGTTGTGAATTCAGTTAGATAAAATACTCCTCTTGGTAAAGAAACTGTATAATCGATATCTTTAACTAAACGCACTCCATTTTTATATATCCATACATAATTAGCATCTAAGGGCAGTTGACTGAAATTGTAATTAATTTTTCCGCCTGTATATTCATCTGTTACAATACTCATCGATGGGTATTCGCTAAACCATGTAACATTAATTAATTCATTGTCAGTTTCATTTGTTGAAGATAATGTTACTGATGAATCGATAACTAGGTCATTACCAATGATTCGATATTCTGCTCTTAAATCATTTTCAATCTTAATTTTATCACCTGTCGTTAAAACTGATGGTTTGATTGTTAATATTTTTGTAGTACCATCATAGCTGTAGTCTTGAATAATGGTTTTTTGTATGTCGTTAACAAACACTCGAATGTTGGTATTTAAAATAGCACCTGATGGCTCTTCTGGATCTATACCTAATACAAATTGATTGGTTACACCATCATAAGTTACATAGGTTGTATCAACTCCTCGTAATATGCTACCATTAACATCAACTATCATCGATGCAGCATCAGCACCTCTTGATAAACTTACAAAATTGTCTAATGTAAATGTTCTGGTACTACCTTCAAATTCAAATGTTTGATTGTTAACTCGAACTATTGATAATCCTGTAGAATCTACATCCGAACTTGAACCAAGGCAGATGATCTTAACTATATCTCTAAAGGCCAAATCTGAAGGGAATCTTACTAAAACTTTGTCTGTGGCATCAACTGTTCCTGTACTGTTAATGAAATCTATATCTACCACTTCACCATTAACTGTTACAAATATTGATGATGTATCATAATAGTTTGCAGAAGTTAAGAATAATTTTGTAGTACCGTCTGCAACAAATTCTTGATAATCTAATAAAGAAATACCGCCAATGCCAATAGCAAGAATTTCAATCATTGCTCCATCTGCAGGAGGTTCTACAAATTCTACTTGTTTGGTTACAAGATCAATACTGTAATTCATTACTGAATCATCAGTGGCTGGCATTTGTTTTATTTTGTCAACATATACTATTACTGAATTATTTTCTAATACATCTAATCCAATATCAAAGAATCTAGTTGTGCCATCACCAAATAACAATCTAGATTGTAAGGGTGCTGCACCGCTACGTGTATTATTAAATACGCGAATACTTAAACTATCAAGAACTTGTCCTGGAACATTCTCTTCCGGTGCAGGAACTTGATCTGGACTGATAAATTTATCACCGTCAATACTAATCTCTTCTGCTGTAGTTCCGTTGGCTGTTGCATACGCACCACTCATCGATGCTAACGATCCGCCACTTAATTTAGTATCAAGAAGATTAGTATCTGTAATAGTTACAGATCCGTCACTTTCAAGTGGTCGGAATATTAAAATATCTCCGGGATTTGTTTGTACATACGCCCCAATCACTACTTCTTTATTGATACCGTCACCTATAAATGTAGGCATTTGAGCGGTTGGATTCGAAGATGTTGAAGAATCGTCTATTGCATCATAGAACGGATCATCGATTCTTACAGTTGCAGATTCTGGTATTGATTCAGAATATGCTAAATCATCAATGCTTGGAATGACCGCAGTTCCCGCCCTCTTAAGATATATTGTAATCTGCTGACTATCTGCTGGGGTAAACGGTAATATTACACTGGTTGTGCTACCATCACATACATGATAATAATCTGCAGAACTTTCAACACTATCCCAATTGTCTGTAAACCAAGGAAGAGCATCCCATCCACCTGTAACATCGAACGTTGTGCCTTGTATTTGTACGCCACCAAAGTCGATACCTGTCATTAGTTGGCCAAGATCTTTACCTTTCATTCCATTTGCGGGTGAATAATATTTTTCAATTCTGTTGACACTGTCTAGTAATTCATCATTCTTTTCGTAATTGACTGTGATTACATCTCCCTTAGCTGGAGGAGTTGTAAAGGTAACTTTTCCTTTCAATGCACTGTAGGTATCTGATGTAGATATGTAAAGACTAATAATATATTCATCACTTAACATCAATAAACCATTTTTAAGAATAGATATCTTAGACTTATCTCTTGATGGTGCATAAGTTAAATTAAAGACTGCTTGAGATCCGGGAGCAGTGATTGTTTCTGTTTGTGTAAATTCTGTGTAGAATCCTGTTTTAGAAACTCTATCAAATTTTATTGATAGATTGAATGTTCTTACTTTCGATTCTCCTAATACCGCAACTGCTGTGGCTCTATTAGAATTAGACGCATTACCGCCAACTAAAGATATTGTAGGAAGTTTAGTATAACCAGAACCGGTAGTTAACATCTCTACACCAGCTACCTTACCATTTGAAATATAAGCTCTAGCTGTGGCTCCTGTTCCATTTCCTTCAATGTATACTGTAGGAGCAGAAGTATATCCTGATCCTTGATCTGATACTTTAATAGATATTATAGAATATCCTTGATAGTCTAACCACCACTTCCACGGATATGAATTTATCTGTTCGTTTGATGCTGTTACAGGAACTATTTTTCCTTCACTTACAGAATAAAATGCAGGAGAATCAAAATCCGACATTACTGTAGGAGTGTCTTCTACGGTATCATATCTACTGACATATTCTCTTACTGTAGTTCTATAAGGTTTAACTTCATTAATGTACTCTTGGAAACTTTCAAGATTATCGTTCTTATAGCTTAATTTTTGTTCTAGCGCACCAACATTATGAGTAGCATTTAAGAAACTTGTTTTAAATGCCCAATCAATATATTGTTGTTCTGCAAAAGAATAACGAACACAACTAAAGAATAATTGATTCCATTCAACTCTATAGTCACCTATGAAAATATCTTCTTTAACTGCCTTAAGGATATTTCTTAATTCTAAAGAATTTTCAATATCATACAACGCTGTGTCAAATGACAATGTGTTGTCAAACCCAACACCAACATTATTAATTCTGTACAAATCTTCGCTAATCTTTAATGTGCCATTTTGTCTACCAACCTGTAGCCATTGTTCTGCAAATCCTGAATTTTCCGGAACATCAAGTTTTTCAAATACTGCCCAGCCACCACTGGCAAATTCCTTAACTCGTATAAGGTCTCCGGTTTCAATGCCTAATGTTGGTTCTTGTTCTTCTGATACTACTCCAATTTCTCTGGTTATTCTTGATGTAGGATCATATCCTTCTTTCCACCAGTCTACTAAACTCCAGTATCTTCTAGTATCATATGCTTGAGATCGACTACGGAAAAATACCTGACGTACATCATCCCAAGCGTAAATGCTCCAAAAATCTCTAGCTGTGGAATCAGAAACAACTAATACTGAAAAATTTCTAATTTTAGCGATCGCTGTGGTATATTTTTTACCGCGTGTATTAACTGTAATCGATACCACACGTCCTTGATTATCTAGTGTGGCGGTAGCTGTTGCACCAACTCCGTCACCTTCAAATTCTACTGGCGGTGGAACTTTATATCCAAAACCGGTTGATACCACATCAATAGTATCAATTTCTCCGTCGATAATATTAACACTGAGCACTGCTTGTCTGATACGTGTAGTTCCTACTGATACTAAATCTTCATAGGTATCGACAGTGACGTCATATAAATTTAATAATTCATTTGGTATTTCATCTACTAAATTTAAATTTGTAAAATTAATAGTATCAGCAAATGCTTCTTTAGATAAAACTGTATTAATATTTGTTACCACTGTTTCAAGAATAGGCAATCTATCAACAAACATACTTTGTCTTGGTCTTATTTCTAAACCGTATTTCTGTTTAGCTGGCAATTTAGGATCGGGAACTCTATTACCTGCTACATCTTGTCCAGCAAGGCTGTCAATCCATTTTGCTTCTATTTTTTCATTAGGAAGACTATCTGCTACCCCTTCAGTTAACAATAGATACTCGTTATGGATAGGATTTAGTCTACTATCATTTTTAACATATTGGATATTGACTGATGCTGTATCAACTGACAATATTGAATGTACATTATGGAATAAAAACTTATCTGCATCAATTATCGATAAAAATGCTATTCCTGTTCCGCTAGGATTATTAATATAAGAAGCTACTGTGGCTGCAGAAATACTGCGACCTACTTTATTTTCTGGTACTATAGTTTTGTTTTTAACCCAGTAGTAATACAGTGTTCCTGATAATTGTCCTGTATTTTCATTATACAATTCTTTAATAGCATACACATCATCATTAGGATATAAAGGTTGTCCAGAAATGCCTTCTGCTACACCTTCATTGGTATCTGCTACTGCTGCCCATTCGCTTGGTAATAATATCGATTGTACCCATTCATATACATCAATACTAGCACCTTCAGCTAGAGTGTTCCAGTTACCTGTTCTATAACTTACATCTCCTTGCTCATAATATAACCATTTGGCTTTAGAAATGTCCCACCATAATTCGCCAACATGCAGTTCCTTCCATGCTTGGGTTGGATCTACAATCAATTCATCTGTACCGATAGAATATACCGCAGGATCATATGGTGTTTTAAATTTAAGTTCTTTTTCTGCTGGATTTAAAATTTTTAATTTTGCTTGATCAACATAATCTAAATCTTGTATTTTAACGTTGTTCACATCATCGTACATCGCAATGCTTTTGATTTTTGAAATGTCAACCACAGGATTTCTTGATGCTAAAATTTCCCAAGAATCAAGAGATGCCGATTTTTTAAACAATCTCGCCATACCAATTTTTGGTCCGGTGAAAGAGAATATAGCATTTTCTATCGTTGGTTCTTGATAATCAGGAGATCCTACTAATATTATAGATGTTGTAGCATCAACACTATATCCAAAACTTTCATATGGTGATAAATCTGTTTCTAATTTTTCTGTTAAGAAATATGTATCATTTTTATTTTCAAATACATACACACCGCCGGCATATCCTTGGATATCGGAGAATCGAGTTCTACCTTGATCAAAAGTTGTGCCTAATACCGTATCAAATCTTGTTAAAAATACAAACGGACTATTTTTAGCACCTATTACAATTTTTTCAGCACCAGGGGTGATGCTTACACTTTGACCGAAATATTCATTAGGAAATCTTTCAAAACTTTCTAATTTTTGTTTTAATCTATATTGTGGTTCAGCAAACCCGTCAGTGCGGAATATATAAGCACTTCCTTGATTTTGTAAATTAATATCTGATCGAGGACTTGACACCACTAAAGATGTTCCAGAATAATCAATGTCTAACGCCCAACCAAATTGATCTCCAGAATTAATTATAGTATTTCCAGAATCAAGATCATTGATTTCCGGTAATGAATCAGCATTAATAGTCTGTTTAAGTTCATATGTACCATAGGTCGAACGTTGATAGATATAAACTTTTCCTGATGGCAATGATGAACTATCTCCGATATTAATCCAAGGTGTGCCGGCATCTGGAAGTTCGTTGTAACTTCTAGTTGTTGAATCAGCAGGATCGCCAAGTCTTTGATCTAATCGATAGTAAGAATACATTCTGTCTTCTTGAGAATCAAATCCAGGAGTAACGAATGAAGGATCAACATATCTAACAACATCTCCTTCGACATATTCAATATCTGGTCTCCATATTCCTTTGTAATTTGCAAAATATTGAGAATCACTATTAGGAGAACCAACAACAAGAATATTGCCATCTCGACTCATTGTTAAACTATGACCAAACTGATCACCTTGTTTAACTAATTCGGCCAACTGATTAGGATTTAATAATCCCATTGCCAATGTCGAACCGTCGTCGTTTAATGAAATATTTTGTGGTAAAGAACATTGAGTAGAAATAGGATCTAATTTTTTCCAATCAGCAGAATCAATACTTAATGTACTACCGTCGGCGTAATTATCTGCTTGTGCTTCCCAAAGTGCAGAATCCCACCATACTACAGACTCTTGTGGATAGAAAGTTGTACCGACCGGATTGTATACTCCGGTTATCGGATTGTATGTTCCAGCAGGGGCATATATTCCTCTGTAATTTTGATTTTCTAGATGTTTCCATTCTATACCGTCGTAAACATATAGATATACTCTACCTCGATTTTCTAAAGATCCTTTTGCAGATACTGCCATGTAATAAGTTGTGCCGCTAACGCCTATTGTTATGTCAGAACCAAATTGTTCATTGTTTGCTGGGCGAGGGCTAACAAAAGAATTTTTAATTTCCCATTGCTGATTTGACCACTCGTATATTGAGATCATGCCCTGACTTGTGTCACCAGTGCTTCGTCCTGAAGAAAAGGCTGGGATTGAAACTGCTGGTTCCCAATCTTCTGTATAAACATTTACAGTACTACCATCACCGACTGTATCTTTAACCGCTTTCCATAATTTTCCAGCGTACAATACAATATCGCCAACAAGGTAACTTCGAATCGGACTGTAATCACCTTGATAATCACTCTCAATTCCGCTTGCTCCCGGAGCACCAATTATTAAAAATCTACTGTCAGGACTTACTGCTATCGCTGATCCGAATGATCCAATAACATTTGATTCAAGACCAGGTTCTGGAGCAATAATTTGTCTTAGTGATAATCCAGCTTCTGTTTCTAGGTATGCCATTACATATCCAGTTCCTGGAATACCTACTAATGCTTGTTTAAGTTTATCATTCCAAACTACTTCTGTCCCAGTGTATAAAGGAGCAGATGTTCCGTATTGTACAATATTTTTTCCAGAATATTGTTTTTTCTTTTTAATTACTTCCCAAAGATCTGAACCATTATTATCAATATAAATTCTAGATCCGTTTGGTAATAGTGCTGCTTCTTGAGGATCTAGTGCACCATACGATGCAAATCGTGTTTCTGTAAACAGATGTACATTTGTAACTGTACTATCGTCTAGTTGAGGATCCTGGGTCGTTGATGCTATTTTAACTGTTACTGTTTCTAACCCGACTGATGTTATCTTGAAGAATCCAGTTAAATTCAATACATTTTTAATACCAATAATATCATCTACAACGAAGTCATGTCTTCTATTAAGTGCAATAACTACGTCTGTACCAGATCTTGAAAGACTTACAATAGTTAATACTGGAGATTCATTTAATCTTAAAACGTTCCATGTGAATGAATCGAATGTTATCCACACATGATCATTTTCATAAAATTCAGAAATATCTAAATTTAAAATGTCATCTCTAGTTTTTACAATAAATTCAACCTGATCAAGTTTAACATATCCAGCAGTTTTAGTTGGCTCTGCATCTGCCGATGTTGGATTTATATTCACATCATAAGGAATAGGTTTAATTGTAAATCCTGCTTCATTAATTCTATAATACTGATCAATAGTGACACTCGGTATTGTTGTAGAAATTAATACAGGTTGAGGATTTAACTGGAATTCATCTTTATCAATTGTGAATTCAATTTCTCTTAACTGATTAACACCGCCCAATCTACCAACTCGGAAAGCCCATTCTTCTTTTAAAACAACGGCTGCATCCTCTGCGCGACTGAGTTTATTGAATACTTTAGTAATAGCATTGTTAGTACCTTTCTCTCGGATAAATCCTTGATAGAGTTGATACTGTGTTACCATATCTTCAGAAAGATTTTCTAAATATAGTCTCGATTGATATCCAGTTGCATGGCGTGATAATGCAGTCGTTGTTACGCCAATACCGTCTGAAGTAATATCATAATAATCTTCAATTAGATTAATTCTATAATCAAAATTAGGAACTAATTGTTTTGTTGGTGTTGAATCTAGTTTGGTCCATTTGGTATCATCAAATTCTTCCGTGCCTAATTGATTTTTCAAGCTGGTCCAATTATAGCTTCTATATGAAACGATGTCACCTAATCTATAATCCGTAAATGGTTGCCATACTTGTATGTTTACATTATCAAACAAGAATCCTGGGCTGGTATAGTCGCCGTCCCAATCTATTGTGCGGAATCCAACTGATTTAATACGATCTTGTCTATATCCTGTTGGCTTATCATAGATAACATCATTAAACACTGTGATATCATCAAATACTGTAATGTGTTCTTTAAGAACATAGTAAAGTTTAATGAAATATATACCTTCTGTTGTATTTGTAGTTTCAATGGTGATATTCTGGAATGTTCTATTAACATTGATATTTGCAACCGGTAAAGGTTTTCCATCATCTTTAAGAACCTGATAGTCATAGAATCCATCGATGATGTTTTCTGCCACACCAACTGTAACAGATGCATGTACTTTTTCTGCTGCTGGGCTTAATGCTATTATCGAACCTAATGCCCAATTGTGTTTGGTCCAATACATAAATTCTTTACAACTTGTAGTCCAGTCTTGACTTACTTGATTTTCTGTATCATAATTGTCAAAAATAAATCCTTGATCTTTAAGGTATTCTTCATATCCTAATAAGAAATCAACTACCTGTTGTAGTGTTGTTAACTTAGAACCATAACTTAATTTTTTAATTCGAGTCTTGTTAAATTCTCTTCTCTTAAATGCTTCAACCGCACCAGTTAGTGGTAACTTAGGTAATTTTTTCCAATTGGCTAAAACAAATTCTGTCGAGCTTTGATGTGTTATGTTTGCTCTATAAAAATCATTTTTATATAAAACTATCTGACCGTTAGAATATCTATATTCTGATTCCCATTCGACAAAGTTTTCACTTACTCCGCCAACTGAGATTAAAGGATCTCCTTGGCTGACTAATGGTTCATAATAACCAAAATATGGTAATACATCATCATATCCGTTAGTTATCCACCCACCTTCGGTTTTTTCTAATAATACCCCACTATAGGTTAAGCTCTTAACAGGGGAACTAACATTGAATACAATGTCATAGTTTTCCGGTGGAATAAAAATTCCACTGGTTGCTGATTTGGGGCTCTTAGTATCTAATAGATATTTTTGTTGTTCTTTATCTACAAATCCACTTAATCTTGTCGATAGTTGAACTGAAAGATTTTTAATATTTTTATTTAAAATATCTAAAGATAAATTTTTAGATTTAATATAACTAACCAAATAGTTTACTAGTCCGGCGGTCTGTTCTCCAGTTGTATCAGGAACAATAAGATCTTCAAGGGTAACGAATGTTCCTGTGGTCTTATTGATAGTCTGATTTAATTTATTTTTTACAGTTGAGTATCTATCAAAACTATTAGCGATAAAGTCAAATGGTTTTAATAAACACATCGCAATAGCCATAGCAAATGGCCACTCTGAACTTGATCTCCAAGCATATTCTACCGGTGATACATCACCTAATGTAAATGAACCTCGATTGTTTAATAAAACAAAATCTCTAGCTAGCCCAGAATCTAAAGGACTTAACAATTTACCATCAGCGTCAACAGGCAAATGACTCATCAGAGATGGACGTTTATATCTATCATAACGACCTGCTCGTGTACCTTGACGAACATACCCATCACGTAGATCTTCCCATAGAATCAAATTGTTGCTGGTATACGGAGCCGCTCCATAAGTAGCTTCCCACCATGTTGGTTGTTCTGTAAAACCTAACATCTCCCATGGACAACGATGTGGACGATCTGTATCGTAGAACCATCTGTACACTCCTCTCCACCATCCTGGCAAGTTTTGTGTGCCAGTCGGGTCTGACATGTTACTATAGGTATAAGTGAACGGTTCGTATTCTACAAAATATTCATTTAGTGTATAATTGATATTTGTATTTTGAACCCATTTTAAAAATTCTGGATTTATTACATCATTTAATTCGTCTTTGTTAAACAACGCATTACCGTAGTATCCGCCGACTGTTACATCAATATCAAACACTTTGGCATTATATTCTTGTTTGATATTATTGTAAATTCTGTATTCTAATTCTAATAATAAATCGTCTCGGAAGTCACCGTAAGCGATAGTAATACTACCGTCATGCCCTTGTATTACTTCTTTAGGTTCTCGATATGTATCATCAACAAATTTCATAGGAGTATATTTTTTATACAATCCTAATGTTGAAGGTGTAGGAGGAATATGACAAGATGCTGTCGAAACGTATTCTCTAATTTCTATTAGATCATTTTCATTTAATGATTTAAGAATATTTACGAAACCAAATATTCCATTAAATTCATAATCTTTCGCATGCAATAATTGTGTTCCGTTTAGATAAACATATACCGCACGACGACTTAATTCATCTAATACAAATCTTTCAGACAATGCAAACGTTTTAATACCGGTATCTTCAACTGTATACTTGATAGCTGTGTATGCTCCGCTACCGATCATATCGCTGTCAGCAAATGGACTGTTAGTATTTTTTGTTCTGCTTAAATTAGAAATAATATCATCAACAAAATTAGCGATATTTTCATTGTATGGTAACTCTATAGCTTTTGCTACAAAATTATTTTTAAAATCTGTATATGATTTTTTAGCATATTGAAGAGATTTAACAATATTAGTTGTTTTGTCGCATAATAAAGTAATCGCTAATGGTGTAATTCCAGAATGATGTAGATAACGAGTACTATAAGTATTCCACGGTTGACCGAACTCATCAAAAGGAATATCTCGTAGATCGTTAAGGCCAGGAACTACGCCAGTCCAATAAGGATTGAAATCTAAACCAGAATTCAAATGATCGGCTGCTTGACCTAGTGTCCATTGTGCCACCGGTGCATTTAATGGATTCTTTTCTAATCCTAATGGTATCTGATAATAACCAGATTTTGGTTCTATGTCGGCAACTACCTTTATAGTTATGATATCGTTTTCTTTAAATGTTTTTTCAGTAAAGGTAAATGTTCCTTGATCTCTAACATATGGCCCTTTGTAAATAATTCCATTCAAATAGAATCGAATCGCAAATTCATCATCATTTGGCAAAAGACTCCAATCAACTGTATCAATAGTAAAGGTATTAGTTGAGGAAGTGATTTTCACACTGTCTAGGATTGGCATTGTATATTTCGATGACAACGGTGTCCATCCATTACCCCACCCACCGTATCCGCCTGTTGGATCTAGATAATAGTATCCTGTAGCAATACGTTTAGTGATTACGTTATTACCATCTCTATATGTGAATGTATCAGTGTCCCAATTAAAATGTTGTACAACGTCACCAATATTATCAATATTAAGAAATGTTAATGGAATTCCTAATTCGGGATCCGGTACTCCATTAGGATTGACTTTATAGCCAACGATTTCAGATCCAGCAAATGTAGAATCTGGATATTTGGTAGTATCTGAAAAACTTACACCATCTTCATCATAAACATCAAATAACGGAGGTTGATTTACCTTAGTTTTTTCTTGACTCTTAACCCAAGCTGTGCCGTTAAAATGATACATCAACCCTTGATTAGTGTTGCCTCGACGTATCAGTACACACTCGCCTTCTTTAGAAACAGTGTCTTCTGTTTCAGCTAGATGGATTTGTGTTCTACCGTTATGTAATATAAATTGTACTTCATAAATTTTATTATTGGTTAAGGTATCAGTGTCTGCTACTACTAAAAGTCTTGCGCCTTCAAATAATTCCTGACCGTCAACACTATATCCCCCACTGCCTTCAATTTTAGAAAGCACGTCATCTGTATAGGTATCAATATAATCAACAGTCTCTTTGGCAATTCTACCATGATTGAATAATTGTAGACCTGCTAAGAATTCGTAAATTGGTCTTTTTGCTCTTGCCTCTTCTGGTGCTGTAAATTCTTGACCGCGAATTCCGTAAGCGTAATCTAATACAGCTCGATGGAACCAACGATTATATCTGGTCCAAGGATTAAGATCGATACTGTCACGACTAATTATCAAATAGTCTTTCTCTGACGGGTATGCTGTAGCATCATCAAATGGTCCGGTATCAAATCCACCATCGTCAAATGTTACTTCAGGAACATCTTTGGCCAATCTCGGAATTATTAGATCGTCCCAATTGACTACATTTATTTGAGCCCCTACGTTTTCAATTACCCATCGACCTTTAGCATATTTCTTAGGAGTTACATTACCTTTAAACTCAACTATGAGACCTGTAGTGAATTTAATACCGTTACCGCTGGTGTATGTCGCTTTACCAATAATTTCTTTTTCAACATCTACAAATGTATTTGATTCTATGTCAGCAATGATGATACGACCAAATCTATCAGGTGTAACTTTACTTTGATAATAAAGAACATCGGGAGCATTGTATGGAACTGTGAAATCCATAAATCCATTTTCTACACCATTGTTGGTTACGCCATCGTTGTAATCTAAAACTGAAGTAGAAGTAGCATCTTCAACAAATTCCCAATCTTGACTATCTGCATCAATACTGCTGCCGTCACCTGGGGCAACAAATACTTTGGCTTTCCAAAGTTTGTTATCGTAAACTGCTAACTCGCCCGGCTGATATGCTCTATTTGGATTTAATAATAACGATCCTGTATCATAATTTGATCTAATCACTAATCCTTCTTGAGGACAGATAACTCTAAATTTATAGGTTGCTCCTCTATAGAAAGTTAGTGTAGGATTATTAGTGAAACCATCAGGAGAGAAAATATAAGAATTGCCAGTAGCTCCTAATGTTACTTGGTATTGGGTGACTATTTTATCAGATTGCCCAAATACATCAACAGGAGGGGGACCTTCTGGTATCCAATAGCATTCAAGAAAGTTAACATATTTGTCACAGTGTTTCGGTGGGTTCCATGCAAAATGTTCTTGTGCTGTGGTTAAATCGTCACGTTCTACATTGTTGCCAAAGAATTTTAATTGATTTTTAAAATCAATATAGTCGTAAAGTTTATCTATATTACCATTGTTATCCTTGATAACTACAGCTGGTTCAAGCTGATATCTACTTCTAAGTGTTTCGTCTGAATCTAGATAGACGTCAGTACCGCCATATGTTTTACCAAATCTACGACCAATGTATCCTACAGTTTTTTCTAGAACACCGGGCTGAACTAATGGATCAACAACCGCAGACATAAATTTGTCATTGGTTTCTGTTCTAAAAGTTGCCGGTAATAGATCAACCGTTTTTCTTATCGGTAGTCCACTTTTAGGAAATTTATCATTGGCCATATTATGTTGTCGTTACTATGCTGGTTGCGGAAGCTCTAACTTCTGATGCAGTTATCGCGGATACTATTTCTACGTCATCTACAGTTGCTCCACTGATCAATAATTGATCAGGAGTACTTTGTATTTCAAATAAACTACCAAATTCTTGACTTGATTGTCTAGGAACAATAATAAGATTGCTAATGTCTGGTGCTGTTTGATTTAAAATATAAGTGATCAATTCACTGATATAAAATCTGTCACCAAAATCCCAATTATTGATATCAAAAAATTCGTTGATAGCTGAAATAATTCTAACTTTCAAATCGTTATCATTAATAGATTGTGTTGGATTTTTAACCACTTTAAATTGTGCTCTTAATTTTTCTTCTGCGGTAGATCCAAATAATACTTTATATTTCACTGGATGATAAATGATCTCATCACTGATTGATTTAATAGCATCGAGTGTTGTACCAAATGTAATTCTTAGATTGTCGCTAGACGGTGCTATTGGTTCAACTAAAGTACCACCTGCCAGATATACTCTAAATGCATCATCATAACTTCTTGTTAATAGATATACATCAATGATATTACTCACACTTGGATCTATTCTTCGATCTGCATTGGCATTATGTGTGTATTGGAATTTTAATCCGTCTCTACCAATTACCCCTTTATATTCTGTTTCTAAATCTAAAGTATTTGTAGTTTTGTTTACTCTCTTAACTCTATCTTCATTAATGTCATAGAAATATAATAATTGTCCGTCTACTTCATCATTAATATTCACTTGTGATTCTAATTGATATATTTTAACTGTATCGCTGTCAATTAATGTGGTTGTTATTTCACCAGCAGCATCTGTAACTGTTTGGAAAAATAGATAATTTAATTCTGTATCTTCTCCTACTATCTGTTCAAAAGATTCTGGATTATCTACAACTCCGTCGTCATCTGAATCAGAGAATGCTACCTCAATTTCAACTGAACTTTCATATCCATCTTCAAATTTAATCGTGTCATAAATTTCAAATGAAAATTCGTTTCTTAAAAGATTTACACCGTCGCTGGCTGTGTTAATTCCTAAAACTTTAACATGATCTTTAACAACTTTACCTAATTGATCATTATATTGTTTTTCAGAGGTATCAAAATAAAATCTATTTTGTTCCACACTACCAAATCGATAACTTAATTTTCTTGTTCTTACAACATATTGATCGACTTCTTTAATAAAGGCAAACATCCATGATGAGTCAAGATTAACATTACTTGTGTCGCCTTCTTTACCGAGATTGAATGAATCTGTTAAGTTAAGATTCGAAGCTGTGATAATATTCCAAGATGAAGTAACTACATCATATCTTAATCCGAAATTAAGATTTTGTATAATTTGATTAACAATTTCTGTTTCAAGAGATGCTGGTAAATCTGTTACAAATTTAGGAACAATACGTTTAGCTATAGCACCACTCGGTACTACATCATTGAATGTGATAGGACCTAATCCGCTGGGCAATGCTCCACGTCCTGCATTTGTACCGTCGCCTACAACCTTGATAACCTTGGTCCAAATTCTATCTGTTTGATCAGCATCTGTTGAATTAGCAACTACTAACTTACCTTTCTTAAAGGCATATCCTGCTGGTGGAACAAATTTAATTAATGCCCCAAATGAAAGATATTTTAACGAACTAGTAGAATATGATCCTACTTTTAATAGAGAATTATCAACTATATTCTTAAAATACCCTGTGGTTATATTAATATCTGAAGTATTTTGTTGCCATACAGAATTCTCATCTGTAAAAAGTACCTTATCAAATTTTGTGAGATAAAAATTGTAAACATCTTTTTCTGTGAATACAGGTTCTATTAGATTTCTAATAGTATTAACTACATCAACTCTACTGCTGTATTTGAAATTAATTTGAGATTCTAATTCTTCTTTGTAAACATATCCGTCGTCAGCAAAGACATTCACACTAGAATATTTTCCACTGGCGTCAATAATTTCAAAGTTTCGAGAAATACCACTCGATGTTCTATTGACTGCTTTAATTTTTAAAATATTTTGTGAACTTGTCAATGGAGCAAGATTGTAATCCTCTCCTGTGATCATTCTATTCTGTGTATAATATTGTGCCGGAGCATTAACTCGTATCGTGTCAATATCTTCACTGGTAGCACTAGATGCTATACTTGTTTGTAATGCTAGGCCGATAGTTACAGTTTGTTCACTTCCAGATTTATTAACATAAGGAACAGAAATATTAATACCACGTAACTCGTTTGGTGCGATAGTATATGATAGACCGTTACTTACTCTATAGTAAACACGGAATGCTCCTTGTGGTAAATTACCATATACTCCATCAGCAAACACTAAATCAATTCGATCATCTTCTTCTGTTTGAACGGCAAAAATATTTCTAATATTTTGTGATAAGCTATTGTAAGCAATATTATTACCAATAAGATTTGATACCTTAGTCCATTGATCTTGTTGTGTGCCTTCAGATCCTAATTTAAATAGCCAGACATCATCATTATTAATATTAGAACTGTCTACAGAAACTTTTTCATTGGTAGTTGGAACTTCCACTGAAAAATCTGCAAGCTCTAATGATCCTTGCTTGAATAATAGATAGAATCCTGTGTTTGGGGATCCAGGACCGCTACCATCATTTCTATAGACAAATCCTAATTGATTTCCAGGTACAGGTGGTTCTTCATATATTGATTCGCTGCCTTTAAATGACGTTGAAACTATTTCAAATACCATTCCTCGACCAGCAACAGTTTTACTAAATGTGAAAATTGGAACATCTTGTGATGTAGTACGGAATCTATATTGTTCTGTAGGAATGCCTTGAATAGTAGAATTACCTTGACTACGACCAAATTCTGTATTGTCAGCCATAGCAGAATTTAATACAGTAATAAACTGCTCTAGCCAATTGGTATTAGTTGGGTCGTTCCACTGGATTATTTGATTGGCTAAATTTTTGCCATTGCTGTCTGTTAACGGCTCGGTTGTTGATATCGTAGAAAATTTAAGTAACCCGCTGGCTGATACATTTCGTTTAGCATTATAGCTCAACATACGAGCTAAACGTAAGACAGATTCTTTACGTTCTGCTAATTCTAAAAAGTTTTCTCTCGAAGCTAGATCTAAACGGAAAGCTAAACTTTGACCTAAAAATGAAATAGCATCGATGAGAGCCATGTATTCTGATGATTCAATATAGTCATTGAAATCTTCAGGATAATTTTCTCTTAGATATGCAATAATTACTCGACGTAAATTTTCAAAATCGTATGATTTAAAATCAGCATTCTTAAATGTCTGATAGATACGAGTCCAATCTTCGTTGAGTATTAGGTTATTTTGTCTACTTGTAGTGGTCATTTGTTAGTTCCTATATCATATTTATCAAGCAAAATAAAGTGCTTAGTTTATGATAGAATTTTCTTTATCAAAGTCAAACGTCATACGTTCATTAATGTTAAACGGTATATAAGTAACGTTAGCTTCAATCCTGATACCTTGATCAGTACTGTCAACTTGTACTTCATTTACTACTATTCTTGGGTCATAATTTATGATTTCTTCGACGTCTTTGGCAATCATATTTTTGACATCTTCTGTAAATTGTTCAAAAATCATATCCCAAATCACTGTTCCAAATTCTGGATTTTCTAATTTTTCACCCTTTCGAATATAAAAATGATTGATTAGATCTTGTTTAACTAGATCAATGTCATATAACTTATAGTTGCGATTGATCTCTTTAGAACTGAATCCTTTATAGGTAAAGACGCCGCCTTTGTCACCAACTGACGCTTTGTTTACCGCTACAATTTTTTGATTGTAAAGTTTATTGGCCATACCTCACTCCTAGGTTTCCCTATCTGTATTTTCTGGTGTTAAAAACTGTGGTGCTTGATTTTCATGAAGTATCCAAGGTTCGTGCATCGGAATACGTTTCATAATACTAGCAATATTACTACCTTGATATTTTTTGTCCCAACCTTCTTGTACATTAGTTGTTGGATTTTTTCTTAACGGCAAGGGTTCTATGGCCGCTGCTTGAACTGCTGCTTGAGCTAAAGGACCATTCATATCAATCCTAGCAGCTGATTCTGTATGATTTCCTCCACTTCTTATATCGGTAGTTCCACTGGCTGTAAATCTGTTGTAACCACCACTACTGAGATCAAGATTTTCTGTTGTGGTAATTTTTGTATTCCCACCAACTACGTGTTCATAATCTTTTCCAACAGTTATTTTATTGTTTTGACCCACAGTTACTTTCCAGTCTGTAGCAACATCCATATGGAATCTACCAATTTCAGATCTCATATTAATATTGCGTCCAGCTTCCATGTTTATATCTCTGTTGGCCTTGATATTCAAATCATTTTCTGTGTGTAGACTGATGCTGTCTTGAGCATAGATATCAATTTTACCATTGCTGGTTAGTTCTATCCAAGTGGTTCCTTTAGAATTGGCTATGTATATTAGATCTTCTGAATTGTGCATCAATATCTGATGCCCTGTTCTAGTGCGCACACGGAAATATTCGTTATATGGTATTGTTGGATCGCCCTGTGATGGTTTATCTTTTTCAGCTATCACATCAATATATTTTACAGGACCGGTTCCTGCTGGTGTTTCTCTACGATATCTATCGTCGCCGTCATCCATAACCAGTGTTGTTCCACCTAATCTGCTTACAGGAACAGGCGAAGCTGATGGACTCTGTAAAGTTCCTATCTTGGCTTTTTTAGCATCTGGTCTTCTATCAAGCGGACCTGGTGTTGATATACCAAATACCATGCTTGGTGCTTCACGTCGACTACTTGATGTAGTAACCCCGCGAACATCATCTTCTAACAACCCCTGTTCTAAAAATTTTTCAGCGATAGGATGTAATGGTTTTTTAATTTTTTCAACATCGATAGTTTGATCTCTTTGATTTAATCTTCTGTTAACCTCTGCCACTGGTAATGGCATTTTTAATCCTGTTGTTTTATTTGGCCAATTTAATTTTTGTTTATCTGCACTGTCTAAATCAACTTCTGTTGATCCTGCGAGAGCAGGAACCATATGATTAGCAAATCTACTAGGAACACAGGCTATCCAATATCCTTGGCTTGGATCTCCGTCTATGAAAACCACAAGAACGTTAACACCAACATCTGGCGGAACCATCCACATACCGTAAGATTTTTGTGTATCATTGAACGCATCAATTGTTCTAGCACCAGGAACTCCTTGCTGATTTAATGCTTGTTCACCTTGAGTGCGTTGGGTCGTTGCTGTGTTTTGTCCCATATATTCAAAACCAGTATATCCGAAAAACGGACTTGCACAACGAACAACATAAGTTTGTGTATCATCTCCTGCGTTATTGGCTTGATATCGTAATAATGTAACTTCAAGACTTCCCATAAATGTAGGATCGAGATGGCTAACAATTCTGGCAAGGAATGGGCCATTTCCTATGTTTCTCTGTTCTGATATATTCGACGGGGTACGTTTATATTCTGCCATTATGTTGATCTCAATATGCTAGGAAATGTTTCATCAATAGGTGAAGTCTTGGTTGTTTCTTCTTCTGCAATAGTAACAGATAGAGCACCTTGTTTAGTAGATTTAACATTTTTAAGACCTGCTGGATTGTCAGCATAATCAATTGCTTGACCTTGCATTCTCAAACATTTAATTTTTTGTTTGAACAACCCATCATTAAATTGACTTTCACAATTGACTACTCTATATATTCCGCTAAATGGACTCACTTTAGGAAAATCAAATAACCCTGTTGTTTCACTAATATCCGAAGGTGTTCTAAATGTTAGATAGATATAAACTTCACCACTTTCATAATTCATTGTGCCGTCTTCAGTAATTTGACTACTTGGGGTTGCACTGGCAGCAAAATAATTCGATAGTCCGCTGTCTACTATCCAATAAGGATCTCCTAAAATTTCTAAATCTACAGAAACCATATCTGCACTTGATCCCTCAATAAATGCTCTATGGAATTGTTCTGCAACCATCTGTTCTGTAGACCTATCTCCAGATCCTCCTGGCGGAGCTTCAAGTAGTTTTGGATCTCGTTTTACGCGAGTTCTACCAAGAGTAGCTGTTTGTGCTTCTGGTGATGTTCCTTGATTATTCTTTGTTGTCTTAGCAGGATCCGCTGCGGAGCCTTTTTGATCTTGATTGGCCACTTGAGCACTTTTATTTTCTGCACTTGGAGATGAACCTGTATAGAAAAGATTATTAATATTAATATCAAACTTGAGAACATTTAAGTTTTGTCCTGAATAGATATATTCATATGCTTTACATATCTGTTTTTTAATATCTTGATATCCAATAGGAGCAGCATTAGCATTTGTGAACACCGAATGATGGACTAAGAATGGTACTACCCTATAGGTTATTTTTCTAGCATAATCACCAACTTCTGGATCATATTTTAATAATTCTATCTGCACATCTAGCCTAAACCATCTGATGTATCCACCAACAAGATTTTTAGGATCCATTGCTTTTTTAGCATAGTCAGAACTTAATATTATTCTATTGATCATTGCTGTAAGAGATTGGCCCTGTCCAAACTGAAATGCTCTCTTATTAGGGTCAATAGTCATTCCATCTCTATTAACTATACCTGTTTTTTCATCGCGCTGATCACCTTCTTTTTTCATAACAAAATTACCACCGCTGCTCTGTGTAAATCCTAAACTGGCTTTACCTATGTCATTGCTGGTAAATCCTAACTTAGCTTGTGATAATTTTGTTCTCAATATAGAAGGAACAATATCTCCTTGTATTGTTACATCGGGAGGAGCATTGGGATCTACAACCGCAGCGTTTGCTTGTGGAGGTCTAGTAGTGCTGGCAAAATCACTAGAGTTCTGAGGAAATTGTATATCGTATACATCAGGATATCCTATCTTTTGTTCGTCAACCATATTCTGTTCGATTTTATTCAAGGCAGCAACAAGGCTTTCGGGACTGTTGACTAGAACGTCTTCTACTGTTCCTTCTGTTGATGCAACTATTTTTAACTCATTATAGAGTACATTAATTGTATCAGTAAACCCTTGATGGTTGTAAGGTATAGCTTCTACTTTATATTGACTGCCTGCTTCTGTTACTTGGAATTTAACTGATGTAAATTTCATCGTAAAAAATTTAGGTTTAATAGATGTTAGGACAGTTCCATCTTCTTTATATCCATTAAAATCTAATCTTAAAAGATATGGACAATTCTCCATATAATTTAAATATCCGGCATTTAACGCCGCCGCCTGCATGCTCTGTAATAACAATCCCATACTATATGGTTCGTAAATATCAAATTCAAATTTAAAAGCATTAGAGTTACCGGTTTTGCCTCCAGCAGCGACTATAGATTTCATCATGAAATTGTTTACAAAATATTCGGGTGTTCCAAACAAAGTACTTTGACGCTGATCATCAAATCTTCCGCCAGAAGCAAAAATTACATTTTTTAAATCACCGGTGCTGTTTCTATACGAAGCAGGATTATTAAACTGTTCGGGTGTTAGACATGCCAAGGTCCATAATGGTGTCATGGACGCAAATTCTTCTAAAGGATTTTGTACGATACTAGGTAGATTATTATTTTGGGGATCTGGAATATTAGGATTTTGCTCTACTTTACTGACTCCGTCGTTAAGAAAATCAGCAGCACGGGGGGCGGTAAGATCTGTAGCTCTAGTTGCAATTCCTTTAGGAATCATTGTAGAAAAAGTATCTTCAAGAACTCTTCCACCGTCTGGTCTTACTAAATCTATAATTCCTCTACCAAGATCGCGTATCGCCATTTTAGACTCCTAAGAATTTCTGTAGATTACTCTTCTTAGGAAGATATATCGTTACCCCTGGTTCGAAATCGTAAATAGGATCTTTGATCACGCTCATGTTTCTTTGAACAAATACCCACCATAATTTCGGATTACCATATAGGTCGTAGGCAAGTAAATCTGGTCTGTGTTTGTAATGACTTTCAATGGTATATTGGAAATCATCTGCCTCAGCAGGCACTGATCTAATTTCTAAAAGTTCTAGATATAGATTGTTTGTTGGTGTATTAAGCCAAGGACTTGATTTAGTATATGTTGCCATTAGATATATCCTACTCCATTAGCAGCCTTGCCTCTTGAATAATCTTGGAGGCTAAATTTACGCATTCTGGCTCTATTGTATACTGGTGTAACTGTTACTGTTATTGTGCTTACTACTGGGACCCAGGTATTAGTTCCAAAGGTATTACATTTTACATAATTAATATCTTCTTTAAGATCTACAGAAAAGGTTTTAATAATCACTGGAACTTTATCAAATATACTAGATCCATAGCCTGTTAAATTACAAACTATAGGAGGATTTCCAGCATTTTCTCCTTGACCAAAGAACATCTTAGTCGCTGTCTTAAAGAATGTAGTTGCAGCAATCCAATAAGCTGCATCAGTTTCTGTTTCACAGGTAAACTCGCCTGAAATAGTAATATCATCAACTACACTGCTCTTATATGCTTGATAAGCATAATTGCTGTGTGTAGGACTTATTGGATTGTATTCTGCTTTGGTCGATACTGTGACATTTGGAGTATAGGGCCAAACTACGCCGCCTGTATTTTCTAACAATTTAAACAACGGGCTATTAAAAATGTTCCATTGACAAGTTATGCGGACACGCCAATCGTTTTTAGCACCCGGTTGAAGTTGTATAGCTTGTCCTCGTTGGGCAAATAATTCTCCACCTGCTGGTAGATTAGCACCACGTTTTAAACTTAGAATATTATTAAGTATGCCTGCAGATTTTGAAATATTTCCTGCTAGACTTTGCAGCCCACCCGCTAGATTTCCGCCTGTTAATTTGTTCAATGTACCTGATATATCTGCGGTGATGTTGCTGGTCGACCCTGCTAAACTCTGTAAATTATTGATAGCGCCGCCCACTGTTGATGAAGCAACATTACCAATTCCACCTAATGCTGTGCCTGCACCTGCTACTAAATTTGTAGCGCCAGAAATGTTTAATCCGCCTACTGAGGGAAGAGTTCCTGTTAATCCATTTAATGTACTACCAATACCCCCACTTAATCTCGATATTGTCCCATCAAGATTGGCTTTAGAAATAGCATCACCAATCTGAGGTAATGCTGCATTTGCTTCGTTAGTAGCTCTAGATATAGCTTCAGAAGACTGTGTAATTAACTGTGCTAATGGATTTATTGATAATGGCATTTTGAGCGTTTTTTCTCCGTTATACTCTATTTATTCTTGTAAAAATGTGCTATTATATTAAGTAATAGGAGACTCATATCAATGACACTAATACCGAAAATAAAGTACCTCACCAATAAAGATCTATTAAAAGAGATCCATAGAAGCAAAAATACTTACTGTTCTTTTTTGGACAAAGCATATTCAAACTACGATTTAATCGTTAGTAGCCTTGAAAAACTTAACGTAAGAACCATAGCAGAAGCCAAGAGAAATCGTGCTGCTAGACTATCAAAAGAAGCACACGAAGCTGCAATGATTGCGGGTGGTAAAAAGTTACCTGCTAAAGATTTTGAAATTGACTATAAAAAGATGAACAAAGAGGACTTAATTTTCCGTGTTATGACCTTTGAGCATGTTCCTTTAGCACCGGGTCGTAAGAAAACTCTTAAAAATACTGCTGACAGTCACGAAAAAGTTAACTTTCCTCCTTTCCAACACTGGAAGTTTGATGACAAAGGTAACTTATTCTGTGTGGGCAAGAGTCACTGGAAAGGTGCTTTAGACACAGGTGAGTTCAATAAAGAACATGGTCAAATGACCGACAATCTAGCACGTATGTTCTTAAAATTGTGTGATCGATATGCCACCAGAGGTAACGTTCGCGGATATACATACAATGATGAGATGAAAGGACAGGCTATTTTACAACTAACACAAATAGGGTTACAATTTGATGAATCAAAATCAGATAACCCATTCGCTTACTATACCGCAGCAGTTACTAACAGTTTTGTTAGAATTATCAATATTGAAAAACGCAATCAAAATATCCGAGATGATATATTAGAAATGAATGGTATGACTCCTAGTTGGACTCGTCAAAATTCAGGTACAGGTACAGGGCCCACCGTCGGTTTACCAAAAACCGGTGATGGTGGTGACTTTGATTGATTTTTAACTTAAGAGATATTACAATAAAACTATGAGTCTATTCAAAAAAGTAGCCTGTTTCACTGACATCCACTTTGGATTAAAGTCAGGAAGTAGAGTACACAATTATGATTGCGAAGAGTTTGTCAAATGGTTTTGCGAAACTGCCAAAGCCAATGGATGTAAAACCGCGATCTTTCTAGGCGATTGGCATCACAATCGTTCGACTACTGACGTTAGTACTATGAATTATACTGTTAGTAATCTAGAACGGCTGAATGAAACTTTTGAAAAAGTATACTTCATTTTAGGCAATCACGATTTGTTCTACAAAGACAAACGTGAAATCAACTCAATTGAGTTTATGCGATTGTTTCCAAATATTGTGCCAATTAGAGAAACACTTACAGAAGGCGATGTAACTATTATGCCTTGGTTAGTAGGTGAAGAATGGCGACAAGTATCTAAGATCAAAAGTCGCTATGTGTTTGGACATTTAGAATTACCATTATTCTACATGAATGCTATGGTACAGATGCCAGATCACGGACAACTACAAGGTGATCACTTTGTAAACCAAGAGTACGTGTTTAGTGGTCACTTCCATAAACGTCAAAGCAAAGGCAATGTAACTTATATTGGTAATGCGTTTCCTCACAACTATGCAGATGCAGGTGATGATGATCGCGGCATGATGATTTTAGAATGGGGTGGTAAGCCAGAGTATCATACTTGGCCTGATCAACCCGTGTATCGCACATTCAAGTTAAGTCAGATCATTGATAATCCAGAAGGGTTATTGAAACCCAAGATGCACGCTAGGGTTACTATTGACCTGCCTATTAGTTTTGAAGAAGCGAACTTTATTAAAGAAACGTTCATGCCGCAATATGATCTGCGTGAATTGATGTTGATACCAGAGAAGGTACAAGTTGATAGTCAAGCAACTCCTATCGATATTACTTTTGAAAGTGTTGACACTATTGTTATGAATCAGATCAACGCAATCGAAAGTGATACCTACGACAAATCAATGCTATTGGATATCTATCAAAATCTATGATAAAAATCAAGAATCTAACTGTACGTAATTTTATGAGCGTGGGTAATCAAACCCAGGCCATTGACTTTGACAAAGGTCAACTAACATTGGTCTTAGGTGAGAACTTAGACTTAGGTGGTGACGATTCTGGTGCTAGAAACGGCACAGGTAAGACTACTATCATCAACGGGTTGAGTTATGCTATCTACGGCCAGGCTTTAACTAATATCAAACGTGACAATTTGATCAACAAAATCAACAGCAAGGCCATGTTGGTCACTGTGACCTTTGAAAAGGATGGTGTTGAATATCACATTGAACGTGGGCGCAAACCTAACTTATTAAAGTTTAGTATCAACGGTCAAGAACAAGAGTTAGAAGACCTTGATGAATCGCAAGGTGACAGCCGCGAAACGCAAAAAGCCATTGAAGAAATGATCGGCATGAGTCATGAGATGTTTAAACATCTTGTGGCATTGAACACTTATACAGAACCATTCTTAGCATTAAAGCCTAATGATCAACGTTCAATCATTGAACAGTTATTAGGTATTACATTGCTTAGTGAAAAAGCAGAAGCACTCAAAGAACAATTACGTTTAACTAAAGATTCTATATCAACAGAAAATACTCGCATTGAAACTGTTAAGGCCAGTAACGATCGTATACAACAAAGTATTGATTCGCTGATCCGTAAGCAACAACTTTGGGATGAAAGCAAAGAGAAAAACATTGACGAACTTAAACGTGGCATCTTGGGATTAAGCAATATCAATATAGATGAAGAAATTTCCGCACACAAGTTGTTGGTGGAATATAATACTAAGAAAAAAGATATACAAGACGTTGACAAGGCCATTGCTCGTGCTGATCTTGATCAGACACGTGAACAAAAAGAGATCGATAAACTAGAAAAAGAAATCGCAGATCTCAAAGATCACAAGTGTTATGCTTGTGGACAAGACTTACATGACAGTAAACATGAAGAAGTTTTGGCTGTCAAAGAAACTGCCAAGCAGGAAGCGTCTGCTCAATGGTTAACGACCAATACACAGTTAGTTGAACTCAAAGAAGCCAAAGTTATATTGGGTGATTTAGGCGATGCTCCTAGGACTATATACGATACGCTCGAAGAAGCATTAAATCATCGTAGTACAGTTGAAGGGCTTGAGAAAGAGTTGGCTGCTAAACAAGCAGAGACTAATCCATATCTTGAACAGATCAATGATTTAAAAAACAGCGCAGTACAAGAAATCACTTGGGATCATGTAAACGCATTGATGCGTGTTAAAGATCATCAAGAATTCTTATACAAATTACTAACAAACAAAGATTCATTTGTACGTAAACGTATTATTGACCAGAACTTGGCATTCTTGAATCAGCGTTTGACATATTACTTGGATAAGATTGGATTACCTCACATTGTTGAATTCCAAAATGATCTAAGTGTTATCATTACACAGTTGGGACAAGACCTAGATTTTGATAATCTAAGTCGAGGCGAACGTAATAGATTGATATTATCTATGAGTTGGGCATTCCGTGATGTTTGGGAGAATCTATATCATAGCATCAACTTGCTGTTCATTGACGAATTAGTAGATTCGGGCATGGATGCCAGTGGTGTTGAATCAAGTATTGCGGTATTAAAACGCATGACACGTGAGCGTGACAAGAATGTATTCTTGATTTCACACAGAGATGACTTGACCAGTCGTGTAAATCACGTGTTAAAAGTTATTAAAGAGAATGGCTTTACTAGTTATTCCAACGATATCGACATTGTAGAATGACCACAGAATCACATGATAAAATGATCGAAGCGTTTCAGCAGTATTTTAAATGGCAAGAACGTTTTGAATATAAAGGCTCAGATGAAGCAGGCATTAAGGCACGGTATTGGCTATCAGAAATACGCAATCTAGCATCATCTAGGCGAATGGAAATACAGGCAAAACGAGAATCAAGAAAGTTAGCCAGAAAAGGCAAATTGGGGAGACCACCAAAGATAACTAGTTGATGTCGTGGTATTATGAAGATCAATTAGTTGAAGAATTACCTGAAGATTGTGTAGGTTTTGTTTACATAATCACTAATCTCACCTCAACCCGCAAGTACATAGGCAAAAAATTAGCAAAATTTAGACGTACTACCTATAAAGTTCATAAACTAAAAAACGGCACGAAAAAGAAAAAGAAGGTTCGCAGCAAAGTTGATTCAGATTGGCAAACATATTATGGTTCCAGTCCTGAACTTACCAAAGATGTCGAACTGTTAGGCGTAGATAATTTCAAAAGAGAGATACTGTTTTACTGTCAAAGCAAAGCAGAATGCTCATACATAGAGGCTCGCGAGCAATTCGCACGTAAGGTACTAGAATCTAATGATTGGTATAACGGACACATACAGGTTCGTGTACATGGCTCTCACATAATCAAGAAATTTCAGGCAAGTAACAAAACAGTATAAGACTAGCACAGGTTAATAACGTGTGCCCACGCTAACTCGATAATAAGAGGGACGGAAGACTTGGCGCTGTACCAAGCACTCAGCAAGTATCCTTAACAGGACCATGATCAGATATGCCTAGATACAACTGATTTTGCTGTTTAAAAAGAATTCCAAAGGCTAAAAGAAGGTTAATAACCTACGGTTATTATATGGGATAGCATCTGTATAGTAATCCGCCGTCGTATTAAGACGCAACTCGTGGTACCGGACGACCGCCACTGTAATGTTGTAATGCTATTGTGTACTGTGTAACTCAGATAATGTACAAGATCTTAGCCCGCTCTGGGCTAAGTGTGACTGAATAATCTAGATAATGCTAAAATGCTTCGCATTTATAGTTGTCATCACAAATATATCATATCTTTCACAACTTAGATAATTCAAGAAAAAAGAAAAGTGCTTTGAGCGCGAAGCGCGAAAAAGCAAACGAGCTTTAGCTCGTTCAAGCGGTAATTAAGAATAAATATCTCTTATACACAGTGGAATAATGATCGATGAAAATCTCAGACATACTAGTAGAATCAGTAAAAGTGCAAGAAGCGCCTATGGGAGTGTTATCTAAATTAGGTAACAAGGCATTGTCTAAGCTAGGCAGTGGTACTGCGCAGGGCAAGTTAGAAACAGGTGACCATGCTAACCAACTTAAAAAAGAATTCCAACGCTATCTAGGACGTACCGGTGGTACTGCTGAACTAACAACTGTATTGGCCTTTTTAAAATCCAAAGGTATTCCTACGCAGGGTGCCGAGACAGCTATTAAAAACACTGCCAGTGCCGGAGATCAATTAAAAGCCGCAGGTCAAAAAATTATCGGTGGTGCTAAAGCTGCTGGAGGTGCTGTAGCTAGTGCTGCTAAAGCTGCGGGCAAAGGTGTAGCTGATGTGGCTCGAGGTGCTGTAC